CACCCAGCTGCCCGCGCTGGCCTTCCAGTGCACGGTGCAGTCCGGTGCCGCCGCAAAGCGTGCGGCCATTTCCGCATAGGCCAGCCGTGCGGCGTAGTCACTGTCCCACAGCACGCCGTCCACCACAAAGCCGCTGTCTCTGCGGCGGTTCTTTTCGGCATTGATCTGCGCCAGCAGCTCCGCACGCGTGGCTGGCTGTACCGCCGATTCTGCAGCCAGCCTGTCACGTTCTGCCTGCCACGCGGCCACATGCGGGGCCACCACCTGCGGATACTCCTCCGCGGTCAGCGGAGCATTCGGGCGGTTGTCGGTGTACTCCACATGACCGGCGGCGCCGCGCCACTGGATAGCGTGCACGCCATCGCCTGCCGGGCAGTCCACCCGTACGGCCTCGCCGTCCACCATCACCATGTTGTCAGCGGGAATTATGGTTACCTGCATTGGCTCCCCCTACAGTTTCATAATGTACGCCACCGCATAATACGGCGGCAGGTTGGCCTCATCGTCAGAGGTCAGTCCGTGCCCGTGCGGCTGACTGCCGCCCTCCGACGAGATGAAAGGGCCCCAATATGGAGATTGTTTCGCGGATGGCGCACTTATTTGATGATATACAGCACCGCTGTCAAATGTGCTATGAGTACGTGCATTATGTGTATGGGCGGGCATCTGCGCCTGTGTCAGCGTGGTTTCCTGCACCGTGGCCGTCACCTGCGCGCTGCCGCCAGTGGCGCCCTGCGCTTTGGTGCCCGACGCACCCACAATAAACCGGTCGCGCAGATCCGGCACAGTCACCTGCCGCCCGTCCGGTGCGGTATAGGTGCCGCCGTCGCACAGGGCATAGGCGGTATTCACCTCTCCGGTGGCGGCATCGACGGGGTGTTTGTTCTCCGTGCCGCCCATGCTGCCGGCAAATGTCAGAATGGTGCCGGGCATCAGCGCATCACCGCCCACGCCCACCCATTTTATGGGGTCGGTGGCGGCCAGCATCCACAGGCTGTTGTCCGACAGCTGGCGCGCCAGTTTGCCCACACCTGCGGCATCAACCCCCACGGCGGCCTGCCGCGCTGCGGCATCGGCAAACGTCCACGCATAGGGCACATGCATGTTGTCGGGGCCGTTCAGATTGCCGTGTAATGTACTCATTTAAAACACTCCCATGACCTGAGTTTCTTCACCGTTAATCATCGCCGTCACCGGCACGGCGCCGCCGCCCTGCAGCATCATCACGGGCCGCACACTGCCAGACGGCGTATTGAGCTGAAAATCAACATCCACAGTCATGCCGTCCGCCACCGATGCAGTGTGCGTCACGGCAAACCGGTACATATGGCCCACCTCGATGTTGCGCGCCACAAATGCGGGATAGGGCGACCGGCCCAGAAAACGCCATTCGTCGGCATCGCTGCCCAGCCGCCGTACAAACACGCTCCACGCCATGGCCGTGCCGCGCCATGTCAGGCTGACGGTTTTTTTGGCCACCAGGTCCTCCACCACATCAATGATGGTGGCCAGCAGACCGACCACACCGGGCTGCGCGGGCGGGGGTACCGGCTGCGGTACGGCAGGCACGGCGGCATATACGGCGGGGTCATATTCCAGGGCGGTCAGGGTCACGCGCATATCGCCCGCACGGGTCAGCGACAGTATGCGATACCAGCGCACCGCCCGTCCGGCCTGTCCCACGGTGGCACCGGCTCCGGCCTGCGGCACATATTCCAGCGGCGCGGCCAGCGTCAGCGTGTCGGTCACGGTATCCTGCGCCACGGGCACCAGCGGGCGCACCTCCACCAGCTCGTTGCCGGTGTCGGGGTCCTGTCTGTCCGTGTGCGACACCACCACGTCATAGGCGGTGCCCGCGTCCAGCCGCACGGGCCTGTTCACCCGCAGGGTCAGGGCGTCGGCCTGCCGCACCAGCCCGCTCTGCGTGGCTAAAAACTCATCCTCCGCTATCTGGATAACCGCCCCGCGGCGCAGATGGCTGCCCACCGCTTTCCAGCGCAGGGTCAGGCTGACAATGCGCGTCAGATAGCGGTTGCAGGCGTTCAGGTATCTGCCCGCGCGCACCGCGTCCGCCTCTGACGTGCAGGGGTACAGTGTGATCTGCCCCACGTTGGGCGGCCTGTCGGTAACGGTATGAAAAAAGTCACCGGGCACAAACACTACCTGCCGCCCGCGTTCGGGGTGAAAATAGGTAATCTCCAGCCCGTCAGTTTTCTCAGCCAGCCGCGGCCATTCCACGCCGAACGTGCCCTTCAGAATATCCGCGCTGCTGGCCAGAAACGCCGCCTCCGGCATGTCCTCCGGCTGGTCGCTGATGCACACAATGCGGGTGCCCACACGGTCCAGCGTAAACCGGCCGTACTGGCCCAGATACCCGGCAGCGGTTGCCAGCGTGGTCTGCGTGTCCCAGTACATGGCGCCGGACAGCCCGCAGGTGTCACACCATGCAGCTGCCCGCTCAAAACTGAACAGGTCTATGTTTTCCCGCGGCTCACCCGCGCCGAACCGCGGATGCGTCAGCAGCTCCAGCATCTGCCATACGGGGTTGGTCAGGTCGCGCACCTGCGTGCTGCCGTCCGATGCCGGCAGGACCGCCTGCATGCGGCGGGCGCTTATTTTCACCAGCGGCGCGCCGTTGTTCAGTTTGTCCGTGGCCAGCGCACGCACGGCAACCAGCGTCACATGCGGCAGCCGGAAATCCTCGGGCACTATTTCCTGCACATACTCAAAATATACGTCGCTGATGTAGCGGTCGCCGCCGGGCGCGCTGACCACACGGACCGCCACATCAAACGGGCCGGAGCCTGCCACCTCATAGCGCCATGCCCGCATGATGGCGGCGCGTTTGGCGCCGCTGATGCTGCGCCGGCCCAGGCTTGTCCAGTCCGCGGCGCCGCGCGGGCGGTAGGCCAGCTCCACCGTCACCGTCACGTTGTCCAGCCCGCCGCTGTCGTTGGCATAGCCCAGCCCGCCGGGACACAGCAGGCCGAACTCCACAGCCTGCACGCCGGTACCGGCCAGAGTCACGGGGTGCCAGTCGTCGCCCACTTTCACGCTGACATTTGTTTCGCTGATGGCGTCGTTGAACCACGGCACCACGGCCTGATCTGCCGTGCCGGGTGTGGTTTCCATCTCCACGCCGGTCATGCTGGCTATGGGCGTGTCGTTTATGCGCACGTCAAACACCTCTGCGGGACCGTCGCACACGGCAAACAGCATGTTCAGGTACTGTTTGTCGCCGCTGGTGGTGATGTGCTGCGTCAATTTGGTGGGTATAAAATTGGATTTTTCACCCTGCAGCACGGCCACGGGCCTGCCCGGCTCCATGGGGTTGCGCTGTGCCTGCCAGCCGTAGGTCACGCTGGTGTCCAGCGGATTCTGGCCTATGCCGTTACCCAGCGAAGGCTTGGGCGGCGGCAGCACGGCGTTCACAATCATGCCGCCCACCAGCGATATGCCGCCTGCCACCATTGCGCCCGCAAGGGTCAATGAACCCTTGGCCGTCACCAGTCCCATTGCTCCGGGCACATAAATAGAGGCTACCATCACCGCCAGCATGGCAATGGCGCTCAGCGGATTAGAGCCTCCATCACCACCGTCAGCCGGTACCACGCGCAGCTCCACGACGTCACCGGGGGCCAGCCGCACTGCATCGGCTGCAGGTATGTCCAGCTGCTCGCCGTTGTAAAATACGGCCACGTCCAGCCCGTCTTCCAGCATGGCACCGTCCGGCCAGCGGGTGTCCAGCATGTCGGCTATGCCCATATCCGGCTGCCACGGCACCCATTCGGCCACGGCCTGCCGCGGGTCCAGCCAGTTGTGCCGCTGTGTCAGCAGCACCGGCAGCGCTGTCTTGCCTGTCTCTGCTAGCCTTCCCATGCGTGAAAACCTCCAATCATGCCGGCATACGGCAGCTCATCCAGCCGCACCACATGCACGGCTGTGCCGCGCTGGATGTGCGCCATGCGCACCGCGTCCAGCATGACGCCGAAATGATTTATAAATTGCGTTCTGCGCGGATGCGTGCGCATACCGGCCACACATCCGGCCCGCGGGGCCGCCAGTCTGCGCCAGCCGGGCAGGGTGCCGGTGGCCATGTATTGCCGGTGTATGCCCGATGCCGTGCGGGGTATGGCGTATTCCGGCACGGGCACCCCCATGGCGGCGGTCAATGCCATCACCAGCCCCCAGCAGTTGTACAGAGGCACACGGTGCACGGGGCACAGCTGGCCGCGCCCGTCGTCCGCGTAACGGCCTGTCAGTATGTGCCGCAGCACGGCAGGGTCAGGGGCGTGGGGGCTACTCATACAGTGCCCCCTTGCCGATAAACGGAAACCCGCCGAAAAAATCTATACGCCCCGCGTCTATGGTGTCGGATATTTCCTTGCAGCGCGTCAGCGTATGGTCGCATACGGCCACATGCGGGCAGTCTTCCGCGCGTTGCCATGTGCAGTAGTCGCGCATAAAGCGCCTGCGTGGCACCTGTCGGTCAAAGGTCTTGGGCACCCCCAGCATAAAGCGCACCTGCTGCATAGGCGCGGGGCAGCTCATGCCCACGTCAATCAGGCGCAGCTCCTGCACGGGGTCGGGCCGGTGCAGCAGTGCGGTGTTCACGCACAGTATGCGTATGCTGCAGCTGGCGCGGCCGTGCCGCTTGCGCCAGTCTTCCAGCTCGTCCACATACCGGCGCGGCAGCCCGCTGACGTTGCTCACGCTGATGGTCAGGCTGGCGCTCTGCGCGCCCTCGCCCTCGCGCCAGTCCTCCTGCTCAAAGTTTCCGGCCTGCCACAATTTGGCGCTGCCGCCTGCCAGTATGCCGCGCGTCTCTCCGGCAAATCCGGCCCCGCTGCGCAGGCGGTACGTTCCGGCGGGCTGGGCATCCATCTGTCCCTCGCTGCGCCGGGTAAACTGCGCCACCTCAAACCACGCGCCGCCGCCTTCGTCCCGCTCCAGCAGCACGGTGCCTGTCCACTCTCCGCCGCCCACGCTGAACGTCAGCGTACCGGCAGCGGCCAGCGTAAAAACAGCCGTCTGTTCCGGCGCGGTAAACTGCTGCACCGTGGCGCCGTCCAGCGGCCACACCCACGACTGCGGGTCACGCGCAATACGCAGCGTGCGGCCCGTGGGCAATGCGGCCTCAAAAAAAATCAGATACGGGCTGCCGCCGTGCCTGCGGTTGCGCTCGATGATCTCCTGCAGGGTGGCCATTACACTGCCTCCAGCAGCTGCAGCTGCACCGTCACATTGCGTGTGCCGGGGGTGTCGCCGTTTATGGTGTAGCTGATGGCGTCACTTTTAAACCGCGCCTGCCATGCCGCACCCGTGCGCGGATGCGTCCACACAAACACTGCGGCCCGCTGCGCCGCCTGAAAATTTTTCAGCAGGGCATACTCCGCCTCGGTCATGCGCTGCCAGGTCAGCGTGACGGGCTGCTGGCGCGCCCGTGAAAACATCGGCCGCGCGCCGTCGTCGCCGGTCTCGAACGTGTCCTCATAAAACGGATCCGATACGCCGCCGGTCATGCCCGTGGGGCTGGTTATTTCCTCCGGCCATACTGCCATACATCCCCCTATGCGCCGCTCACGGCCTGTTGAATGCCCATCATATTGTCACGCCAGCCGCGCAGCCATGCGCTGATCACCAGCTGCGTCCCGTCCATGCGGGCGTTTGCGCCGGTGGCCTGCATCTGCTGGCCGCTCTCGTTAATCACCTCCACCCGCACGCTCTGTATGCCCTCGCTGCGCTGCAGGCCTGCCCCCAGCGCCTGCATCTGCTCGCGGGTAAAAACACCCTCGCCGCGCTGCAGAATGGCGGGCACCTCGTTCATGCCCACCACGCCGCCGGTGTGATAGCGCGGGGCGTCGGCAAACAGGCTGGCAGGAACGCTACGGGTAAACGTCGGCGAGTCCAGCCCCACCACACCACCGGAGTGAAACCCCCACGCCACACCGCTGGCGTTAATTCCTGCTGTACCACCGTCGGGCAGATTCACCGTTGTTGCGCCGTTACCTGCAGGCGCAAACATGCTGCCGAGGGCCTTGCCCAGAAAACCAGCCAGCGGGCCGGTTACCTGGCTGCGTATGGTCATGCGGGCAATGTCGTTGATGATGGAGTTTGCCATGTCGGAAAACGACATTTTGCCCGTGGTGAACACCCGCACCATGCTATCCTCCATGGACGTGAACGCGCCGGTCATGACGCGCTCCATGCCCCGGGCAGCATCACCGGCGGCCTCGGCATAATCACGCAGCCCGCGCGTTGCTCCGGCCTGCCATTTGTCGCTGGTCTCGGTAATTTTCAGCGCCTTCCATTCCTCCACGCGCACAGCGTCCACTCCGGCCTCGCGCCACAGCGCTGCCTGCCGCTCAATGTCGGCTATGCGGGCATCTGCTCCGCGGCCGCTCAGCTCCAGCAGCTCACGGGTAAAGTCGCGCTCCAGCTCCAGATTGCGCGCCTTGTCTTCCTCGCGCTTTTTGTGCACGCGCTCCCGCGCCTCATCAAAAACAGCGTCATGCTGCCTGCTGCGCTCGCTGGGGCTGACCATGCTGTTCAGGTCGTGGATGGTGGCCGAGTTGGTGTAAATGCCGTATTTTTCCCAGCCTGTTTTTTCCGTACCGGAAAC